GGTTGGACTTGTTGTCTTGGACTTGCGAGTAACTACCTTCTTATCCCGATGGCAAATTTTGCGCTTGCTCTTGCCGATTCTACCATTGAAGTCCCTATACTAGATATGTCAACCATGATGCCAGTACTGATGGGTATGTTAGGTTTAGGTGCTATGCGTACCGTAGAGAAGACCAAAGGCGTAGGGAGGAATAGATAATGTCAGGATATGGATATAAGTCGCCCGCAGAAAACTCTAGGGCGCGTGGGGGAGAAGAAGGTACAGACACACGGGCTGAAAGAGAAGCTGCAAAAAAAGAGGCAGAAAGACAAAGGTTACGTTTAGAGCGTTTAGCTAAAGAAGCCGAACAATCTACTGGCTATGCAACCAATACAGCACAATATGTAGACGCTACTTTTGACCCTACTGGCGGCATAGGCGGCTCTGGTACGTATGCTAAACCTTCTTCAGAAGAAACTTTTGATTCTACACCAGTTACGTATGAAGAACTGTTCGCAGATTCAGAACTTGTAGCTGAAAGAGAGGCTTTTGAAAAGAAAGAGAATGAAGAAGCTGTAGCCGCGTCTTTTGAAAGGAGAAGACAAGAAGAAGCAGAAAGATTAAGTGAACTAGGTTTTGACAGAACACCAACTAGTATCGCAGAAGCTAAGGCTGTTGCGGACGCAGAATATGTAGATTATTTAAAACAATCTTTAAACAACGAAGACTTAACTAACAGTGAAAAAAATAAAATCAAATCACTAATTAGAAAAGGTGCTTTAGATTTTGATAAAAAAGAAGACTTTGAAACTTACCATAGTGTACAGGAATGGCGTGGAGGTAAGAACAGGTTTGGTTGGGAACAACACAAAGAAGAATTAAACACTGTAGAGGAAATACATAGCAGAGCGTTTGATGCACAGCGTTTATCTATGACTGGTTATTTAGACAGAAACAACATAGACAGCTATGGTGAAGAAACATATACGACAGGTGCTAATGTCTTTGGCGAAGGCTCTACAATGTCAACAAGATATGTTTTGAATACAGGAACAGCTTTAGACGCTCAAAGCATGAACCCCAATGCTGAGAACTTTACTATAGGCGAAGTAGGTACTTATGGTAACATTGCTTATTGGGATAATCAAAAGCCTAAAGACTCAGGCACAATAGGAGGCATATGGCAGGATATATGGGAAGTAGGATTAGATGTTCTTTCCGTTGTTTATCCTCCAGTTGCTCCTTTGTTTCAAGCTGCAAAAGCCGTAATACAAGGGGCTACGGAGTTTGAAGATATTGGTGGTGCGGCAGTTAAAACCTTTGCGGGTCAAAAACTAGCAAACCTTACAGACCAGAACATTATAGACGGTTTTGATGCGGCAGGGGTTGATATATCATCTTTGCCTGTTCCTGCACAAACTGTAATAATAGACACATCTAAGGCTGTTTTAAAAGGAGACTCTGGTTCAGACGAGTTTAAAAAGTCAGCAACAGGCGCTCTTATAGATTCTATTGATATAGATATAGATTTACCAGACACTGACTTTAAGACTCCTCAAGTTGTAAAGGACTTAGGGAATGCTATAGTATCAGGTGTTGAAGCGGTTGGAGATGTTGCTGAAGATATACTTAAGCCGCCTTTAGATTTTATAGGTGAAACATTTGAAGAAGGTGTAGACTTCGTAGCTGATACGCTTGAACCTGCTGTAGATTTTCTTGATGAAAAACTAGATGCCTTAGGCGAGTCTTATGTAGACCCTGCGTTACAGGCGGCTAAAGAAGCAGGTCAAAATATTATAGACCCTGTTGATGACGTACTAGATGAGTTTGGTAGGAGTGTAGTAGACCCTGCGCTACAAGCTACTAAAGAGTTTGGTGAAGATGTTATAGACGCTGTTGATACAGGGTTAGATTATTTAGGCGACACTTATGTAGACCCTGCGCTACAAGCGGGTAAAGAGTTCGGTCAGGATGTTATAGATTTAGGTTCAGATGTATTGTCGGAAGCTGAAGACATATTAATAGAACCGATTAAAGAAGGTGTTGAGGCTTTATCGGATGTTAGTTTACCCGATATTGATTTACCTGACTATAGCTTACCTAGTTGGGACTTACCTGATTTTAACTTACCTGATTTTGATATAAACTTTTCTTTACCTTCACGAGGTTCACGGGGTATGCTTTTAGGGATAGGCGGTGAAGAAGAAGAAACAGAAACTGAAAAACTGTTTGATAAAGACCTGTTTAAATTTGACACAGAAATTAAGTCTTCTGGGTTAATGTTTAATCCAAGAACAAACTTAAGGAAATATGGATAATGACTTACTTACAACTAGTAAACAGTGTACTACGTAGAATGCGAGAGAATGAAACCGCTAGTATCGAAAGCACAACAGACTCCTACGTAAAACTAATAGGAGAGTTTGTTAACGATGCTAGACGTATTGTAGAGGATGCTTGGGATTGGTCAGCACTTAGAGGGACAATCACAGTAACTACCGCTGACAATCAGTTTAGTTACAGTATGACAGGTACTAACAACTCCTTTAAGATACTGGACGTTATTAACGATACGTCTAACTTCTTTATGCGCCCTGCTAGTTCCTCTTGGATGAACAACGCATACCTAGTCCAAGAGCCTACTAAAGGCTCGCCTGAATACTACTCTTGGAACGGTGTAGATGCTAACGGCAATGCCTTAGTTGACTTATACCCCAAGCCTGACCAAGCATATACGTTACGATTTAACATTGTAGATAGAGCAGACCCGTTTACTCTTGACGCAGATAAACTAGTTGTACCTTCATCACCAGTAATTCAGTACGCAGTAGCCTTAGCCTCTCGTGAGCGCGGGGAGACAGGCGGTACTTCGGCACAGGAACTATTCTCTTTAGCGGACACTACGTTAGCAGATGCAGTAGCGTTTGATGCCGCTAGATTCCCTTCTGAAACTGTATGGACACCTTGCTAATGGCACAACAACTACAGAACATTACAGTACAAGCCCCAGGATTTGCGGGCATTAACAGTCAGGATTCACCTATATCCATTGACCAGTCCTTTGCGGCTACCGCTAGTAACTGTATCATTGATGAGTACGGACGTGTAGGGGCGCGTAAAGGCTATACGGAAGTATCTACCGCTTCTAGTACGGCTACACTTCTAGGGACTAGTGAGGGCATAGAGGCTGTACACGAGCATATTACTCGTAACGGTGCTCAAATAGTATTCTCTGCGGGCAATAATCAAATATTTACAGGCACTACAGCTTTAACTCCTGTATCACTTCCTGCTAACTATAGTATATCAGCTAACAACTGGAAAATAGTTTCGTTTAATAATGATGTCTTTTTATTCCAACGAGGTCATGCGGCATTACATTATGACACTAGCGGACAAGTTGGAACTTCACATGTATTAACATTAGCAGAACACAATAGTTCTTCTCCTCCTCAAGCTAATGAAGTTATAGGCGCATACGGTAGACTGTGGGCGGTTGATTTTGTAGGGAATACTAGAACTGTTTACTGGAGTGACACACTGCAAGGACATAAGTGGTCAGGTGGTACAGCAGGTTCTTTGGACTTAACTACAGTATTCCCTACGGGTCACGATGAAGTTGTAGCTTTAGCGGCACACAACGGTTTCTTAATTATCTTTTGTAAGCGTTCAATTATTATTTACTCTGGTGCTGAAAGCCCCGCTACAATGGTGCTACACGACACTGTAGAAGGCGTGGGTTGTATTGCTAGAGACTCGGTACAGCACACAGGTACTGACATCTTGTTCTTATCTGAAGAAGGTGTACGTAGCTTTAGCCGTACTATACAAGAGAAGTCAATGCCCATGCGTGACATCAGTAACAATGTGCGTACTGAGTTGACTACATTAGTCAGGTCTGAAAGTAAACCTATTAAGTCTTTGTACAGTGCAGATGAAGCATTTTACTTGTTGTCATTGCAAGATAGTAGCACTATATATTGTTTTGATATGAGGAATACTTTACCTGATGGCGCTAACAGGGTAACTACTTGGTCAGGCGTTAATCCACGTAGCATGGCTTTACTACAGAATGGTGATATTTACTTCGGTAGAAAAAACGGTATATTTAGATATGGAAGCTATCAAGACGACAATGCTTCCTATGAAATGATTTACTATAGTAATCCATTAAGTTTCGGTAACTCAGCAAACCTTAAGTTTCTTAAAAAGTTTAACCTTACAGTAATTGGTAACGTAGCCGCAGACACTACATTGGTATGGGGTTATGATTACGGTGGTGATTTTAACAAAAAAACAGTTACTAGTGGTTTGACTAATTCATCTACTTCTGAGTTTGGTGTAGCAGAGTTTAATATCGGAACATTTACAGTAGGTACAGACATTCAACGTCCTAAGATTAACACAAGCGGTAGCGGGGCTGTAGTAACAATCGGCATTGAATCCACTATTGATGGCGCACCTTATTCAATACAACAAATAGACGTACACGCTCTTCTAGGGAGATTAATTTAATGAGTAACTATATAGTACAAACAAACTTCGGAGCAAAAGATGACCTCCCTTCAGGTAACGCGGCTAAAGTTATTAGAGGGGCAGACTTTACGGTTGAGTTTGATAACATTGCAACAGCCATAGGTACTAAGGTAGAAAAATCAAACGCAATTACGCTTGGTCTTGCAAACAGCGGTTCTTTTACCCAAGCGGGCACTGTAAGTATTACAGGAACAACTACGTTTAATGGTGAAGTAGATGTAAGTGGTGACGTAGCTGTAGACACTGACACGTTGTTTGTCGATGTGTCCGAGGATAGAGTAGGTATTAATAACCCATCACCCGCGACTGCATTAGATGTAACGGGTGTTATCACTACAGATGGTCTAACAACGTCAGCGGCAATAGATGTGCCAGATGATGTTAAGATTAACTTTGGTGCGGGCGATAAGTTAAAGATTTATTATGAACCTGACACAGGTTCAGCCTTCCAGAAGAGTCGTATTCAAACATCAACTGACATAAGTAATATATTGTCTTTACAGTCTACTCTTGTTAAACTTACAAATGTTGACGATACAGCTAATTATTTAACTGCTTTAAATGGTGGAAGTGTTAATTTATTTTGTAACAACAATATAAGTTTAGAAACAAACTCCTACGGTGTTGACATTACAGGAACAGATGGTGCTTCTGTTATTGCTAAAGTTGAGGCAGATGATGCTGAGTCAGCAAACTTAAAACTAAAGAATACTGAAGGTGAGTTTGACATACGTTGTGACGGAGGCACTCTTGACATTTACGATGTTACTGACGGTGCTTCTCGTTTAAGTTTTAGTACTACAGGTATAGCAACCTTTGGTAGTGATGTAGACACAGCTAAAGTTACAAATAGCGGTTCTTTGGCTTTGAATACAGGTACAGGTCAGTATGTAAAAATAGGAAAAGAAGGCAACACTAATCCCCACGTTGTAGTAGCGGCAGAGACAGGTCACATGGGTGTTGGTGAGACTGTTCCTGATACTAGACTTCATGTTAAACAAAATACAGGCGGCACTCAAATACCGATAATGACCTTAGAGAATGAAAGTAGCGCAGATGCAGGTGCTGAACTTCAGTTTTTAAGTGCTGGCTCAAGCAATAGTACTAATTGTGCTAAAATACGAAATAAAGTAAATGCTATTGAATTTTCTGAAAATAATAGAAAAACTTTACAAGTAGGTTCTGGTGCGCCTCACACTGGAACCCCAAGTAGCAGACTTAGTTTGTACAATGAAGACACAGACAGCACGTTTGTACAAATACTTTCAGGCACAGGCTCTCCCGAAGGTGTTATTCTTGCCCCTCAAGGTAGTTTGTATTTAAGAACAGATGGTGGTTCGGGGACTACTTTATATATTAAAGAAACATCAGCTGGTGTAAACACTGGTTGGGACGCTAAATAGGAGAATACAAAATGGGTTGGATGGATGTATTAGAAGCAGGCGCAGAGTATTATAATCAAGACGAAGCCGCTAAAGAACAAGTCAGGCTAGGACAAGAAAGCGCAGACAAACTGTATACTCTTGGCGAAGATGTAATGGAAAAGACTAAGTTTCAGCCTTTTACTGTTACTACTGGACTAGGTGGTGCAACTACAAACGCTCAAGGTGGCTTTGATTTAACACTATCTCCTGAACAACAAGCACTACAGTCACAACTAATGACTGGAGCAGGTGGTTTGTTTGGTCAGGTAGGGGTAGACCCTAGTGTGGCTCAGGCTAATCTATATGAGCAGATTAGAGCAACTCAGCGTCCTGAGGAACAGCGTCAGGCTTTAGCTTTAGAGGAGCGTATGTTGTCTCAGGGACGCATGGGGTTAAGTTCTGATGCGTATGGTGGTGCTACTCCAGAGATGTTAGCACAACAGACTGCTATACAGGAAGCTATGGGTAGAGCAAACTTAGGGGCTAGGACACAAGCAATGGCTGAACAGAAGCAAGCACTTGATATGGCTACGGGTATGATGACTCAAGGTTATGTACCGCAAGAACAAGCACTAACCGCTCTTGGTTATGGTATTGATGCTTCTAAACTAGCACAATCAGGTAGACAAGAAGGTGCGGCATTGTTTAGTGGGTTAGGTCAATCAGGTGTTGAAGCCTTAATGCAGGGTGCAGAGTTAGCGTCAGACCTTGAATTAGGTAAACGTCAGTCTTTAACTGAGGCAATCTTTGGTAGTCAACCTAATTACTCAATACAAGACCAGATTATGGCTAAGGCGTACGGGATTGATTTAACAGCAGGTACTGGCGGTATTGCAGGGGATTTAGGTTTCGGTGATGCACCTACTCCTGATTGGATTAAAGATTGGGGCGATAAGTACTTGCCTACTTGGTTGGGAGGAGATGGAGACGACCAGTCATCATAAGACGCGGCTACTGGAATTAACCAACCCGATTATGGAAACTACGCATAGAGGTAAATATTAATGGCTAAAAGAGATATTGCAGGATTATTAACAGGCATTCCTAGTGGTGGTATTGACCCTCTTGGAAGTATGTCAGCTAGAGAAAGAATACAGCAAAGGGCTTTAAGAAGCCAACAGCGCATGGGTAGTGCCTTAGGTGGTATGTTTAGAGGCGGTAAACCTACAGCCCAAGAACAGTTAATACAAGCGGCAGGTCAGAAACTAAAAGCAGACGAGGCTAAAAGAAAGGAAC